CAATACTCCGCGGGGTGCACGGGCCAGCGCTATTACTTACAGCATCATAGAAACGGCAAAGGAGAATGGGTTGAATCCTTTCCAGTACCTCAGTTATCTTTTTGAAAAACTTCCCAACCTGAACCCTAAAGACAGTAACGCCCTGGATCAGTTACTCCCCTGGTCCGATTCGCTGCCCCCTGTCTGCAGGGCTAATAAATAAGCCAGATTATGTCCCCACCTGATTGCAAGGTGGGGTTTATTTTACGCTTACCGATAACACAATTGTTGGTTATCAGGAATGGCCCCTGCCCAACGTCTGGCTCGGCGTTACCGCCGAGAATCAGGCCAGGGCTAATGAGCGCATACCGATCCTGCTACAGATACCGGCTGCGGTGAGGTTCGTGAGTTGCGAACCGTTGTTGGGGCCGGTGGATCTGGGAAACTATTTCCCGGAATACGACTACAGGCCGACCTACGATTATTACCGTGCTATGTATCCTGACGCGGGAAACAAGCCGGTGCTCATTCGTCCTGGAATTCAGTGGGTTGTGGTGGGCGGTGAAACTGGCCCTAATGCCCGCCCAATGCATCCGGATTGGGTGCGGAGCCTGCGTGACCAGTGCCAGGAGGCAGGTATACCTTTCTTTTTTAAACAATGGGGGGAGTTTGCGCCAATCACGGAAAAATCGGTAGCTGAAAGAGCTTATTTCGGCAATCGGGAGATAGTTGACCCAATAACCGGTTACTATCGACGCGGCATTACAGATATAGGTTGCCGGAACCATGTCTTTCGGGTGGGCCGCAAGGCCGCCGGCCGCCTGCTGGATGGGTGGACGTGGGATGAGTTTCCAAATATGGAAGGCGTGATTGACGGATAGATCTTTCTTTGAAACGTTACTGTAACGTTTCATGTAACGGTACCTGAAACACCATATGAAACAGGGTGAAACATTTAAGGAGGAAACGGGATGGCTGGATTGTGGCTCAGGCTTTATACGGAGATTCGAAATGACCGAAAGTTGAGGAGGTTGTCACCTGCACAAAGGTGGCTATGGGTGGTGATCTTGACAATTGCAAAAGAATCTCCAAAACCCGGATACCTTCTATTGTCTGAAGGTGTCCCGGTCACTATTGAGGACTTGGCCGACGATGCCGCCATCCCATTAGACGAGGTAAAATCGGGGATTGAGGCCTTTGTAGCCCAGCGAATGCTCGAGCAGGTTGACGGAGTTTGGCGCCTGGTTAACTGGGACAAAAGGCAATTTTCAAGCGATAGCAGCACTGAACGCGTCAGGAAACACCGGCGCAAAAAACAGCAAAATGAAACGTTACAAGACCGTTACAGCAACGTTACTGAAACGCCCCCAGAGACAGACAAACAGACTAACAGAGACAGAGACAGAGATATAGATCAGGGTAGCTGTCTAACGACAGCTACAGCGCAGTGCGCTGAGGCCGACGGGGACGCTCCCCCGACCAATAAGGATTTGATTGCCGAGTTGACTGGTGCCTACCGGGCTATTGAGGGTATCAAGCCCGCGAAAGGCGATTATGCCTTCGTGGGAGCTCTTTACAACCAATATGGCTATGACCAGGTTCTGACGGCCATAAACAAGCTACAGATGGCGGCTGCCGTGCAGCAACTGGAAAAGCCACTTTTGTACCTAAAAGGCATTTTAGAAAAGCAGGAGAGGGAGCCGCCCAAAAAGCACAAAGTAGACGAGAAAAAGAAACAGCTGCTCCGTTCGCTTTACTTGAGTTGAGAGGTGCTAATCATGAGAAAGCCTAAAATCACCTTTTGGCGGATACCAACGGGTAAACATAAATGCTGGTGCGGTAAAAGTGCAGACCACTGCTATGAAGTAGAGGGCAACCGCAACTTGTGCTGCCGGAAACATTTGGACAGCCTTAGTCAAAGCGGGAAGTTTGTGATCATGATGCAAACGGGAGGTATGCGGTTGGCCAATTAAACCGAGGGGTGACGCGTGATGGCCAACTTCACAAAAATTTCCCCATACCGTGCCGGGCCTCCAAGGTTCGGCCGGGTCCCTGGGGAGGAACCAGCGAACGGGCCGGTTATCACGTACCGCCTCAGCCCAGAGGAGATAGCCCGCCGGTATGGTCCGCCAACAGATCCTGAAAAAGCACAGCGAATACGAAATTGGCAGCAAACCATCAGAGGCGCGCGAAAGAAGGGGGAATGCGAAGTGGTGGAAGTGGCGGAAAATATGCCGGAAAATATGCCGGCACCGGAAACTGAGCAACCGGAGCCGACTGGCAACGTTCGGAAAACCAAACTGGAACTGGCTCAGGAGGCGTTGCCCCGGGAGGAATTCGAGGAGTTTATCCGGCAGGGGTTTACTGACCAGCAGGTGGCGGATCTGAAAGGCCTGGAACTGTACCTGGTCAAACGGATTAAGCAAAAGTATGGCCTGGTGGGGATCGTGGAAAGGAGGCGTAAACCAATGGCGTTTGAAATTTACCGGGGTGATGTCGGCAGTAAAGGTGAGAAAATGACTGTTGCCCGGGCGCTTAAGGTGCGGGAAGAAATCGTAGCGGACATTCAGTGTGTTGAGAAAAATATCCCGGCCGAAATGTTAACCCCGGGGGTAAAAGCGGCACTTGATGATTTGGTTAAGCGTGGCAAGGACATGCTGGAGCGCATTGACAGGGCTCTTGAAACCCTGGAGATCGAGGTGTAGCCCGATGGAAGGCCAAACGCTGTATACTGACTTCACCCTGCCGGACAGGCCAGTTATGCACGGGGCCCTGTATAATGTGCCGGTTGACCGCATCCGACCGAATCCAAACAACCCCCGGAAAAACTTCGATCCGGCCGCCCTGGAGGAACTGGCGGCCAGCATCCGGGAAATTGGCATTTTGCAACCTTTGCTGCTGGTTGAAGACGGGGGAGAGTACCGCATCGTGGCCGGCGAACGCCGGTGGCGGGCCGCACGGTTAGCTGGCCTGCAATCGGTGCCGGCACTGATCTCTAAGTTGACACCGAGGCAAGAGGCGGAAATCATGCTCATCGAAAACCTCCAGCGGAAGGACCTGGACCCTATCGAAGAGGCCAGGGCGTACCAGGCCCTGCTTAAGGAGCACGGGTACACCCAGGAGGCTTTGGGCGAAAAGTTAGGCGTGAGCCAGGCCCACATTGCGAACCGGATTCGGCTGCTGGACCTCCCGAAATCTATCCAGGAAAATATTTCACGTGGAATAATTTCAACAAGTCACGGCAAGGTATTGGCTGGATATAAGCGCCTGCCAGAACCGGTGCTCAAGAAGGTGGTCAAGGAGATTGTTGAAAGAGATATTCCAGTGGCAAAGACGGAACAGGTGATTACCGGCGTGGTCGCTGAAGATGGTATGCCTTTGTATAAACACTTTTTTAATTCCCCGGTATTTGATGTTGAAGAATGTAGCAAATGTAAGCATCGTGTTGTTGTCCATGATTCATGGAATAATAGAAAATTGCCGTATTGCATGAATAAGCCCTGCTGGGAAAATAAGCAGGCCTGGGCCCAAAAAATGAAGCAACAGGAGGAAGCGGAAGAAGCGGAAGCAGAGGCCCGAGTTGCCAGGGAAGAAGCAGCTAAGAAGAAAGCAGAAAACCAGAAACGCCAGGTGGAGGTCCAGGAGCAGATTCAAAAGGCCGCCGGTCAGATTGCCCGGGTGAGTGCTTCTAATTCTGCCGGGTTAAATTCCGAAATGGTTGAGTTGATTAAAATTGCCAGGGCTGCGTGGGAGGAAGAGATTAAAAACCGTCCTTACAGCATTGCTGATTGTGGAATTGTAGACCGTGAAAGCATTATTACCCTGGAGGGACTTTTGGAATATTGGAGGACGAAAAACGAAATTTGCCGGGAAGCAACAAGCATGTCACCGCAGTTGGGTGAGGCAAAAGTAATAATTCCTGAACAGGGTGTAATGTTTCATGTTCGTGAGTTCCAGGCTTTCCAGGGCAGTGACAATAACCGTGGCTGTATATCCGTGGAAAATGGGATGTTAAGGATAGCCGATGAAAGGGGTCATTTAATCGACCGGTGTCCGGAACTACCCGTCTATTACCGTATTAAGGGGAACAATGCTGGTACCAAATGCATTATGCAAATGCTGGCTTTTAAGACGCCAGGCCCTGTCCCGCCAGCCAGGGTTGTTCTGGTTTTTGGGAATGACAATGTGACTATGCGCAAGGAAATATATGTCCGCTGGATCCAGTTGATTAACGAACTGCCACCTGTTCCCGAGGAGATGGGGATATGAATGAGATTAAAATCACCATTCCCGGCCGGCCGGTGCCAGCTGCACGGATGACACGCCGCGGGAAATTCGTGAAGCGCCAGGCAAAACGGTACCTGATTTATAAAGGCGTAGTGGGATGGTGCGCGAAAGCCGCCGGCGTGCGGATGACAGACCGGCCGGTGGCGGTGGAGATAGACATCTACGTACGTGGTCAGGCTGGAGACTGGGACAACTACGCCAAGGCCATCTGTGATGGGTTAAATGGAGTGGCCTGGATCGACGACCAGCAGGTGGTGGAGGGCAGAGTGAGACGGCATGCGGTTACATCGAAGGCGGAAGAGCGGGCCGAAGTGATTATACGGGAGGTGGGCTAGTTGACTCTGCGGCAACTGGAAAACCAAAAAAATGAACTGAGATCCGAAACAAAAAAGAAGTATTATTGGGCCGGTTTTGAGTTGAGGCTTAGAGAACCAGGGAAGGGAGAAACAAACGACAAAGGAGAACTTCAGCAGGTGTCCAGAGAAAAAGCGTAATCAAGTAGGAGGGATGTACCTTTGATGGCAGCCAAGGCGCTTGAAACTGAAATAAAAAATGATAATCGCATTGTGGCAGGGTGGTTGCTTTATTATCACGAGCGGAAACAAGAATACTTAAATCAAAGGGAAGCTATATTGCATTCATCGCCGCCTTGTCTTTCTGACGCCATGCCCGGGGGCAAAAATGTCGTGGTGGGTGACCCAACCGGGCGCAAGGGACAGAAGCTGGCTGACTTACAGGAAACTGAGCGCTGGCTGGCCCTTGTTGAGGAGGTAGAGCGCCGGCTGCCATGGAAGTTGCAAATATTTCTGCGCTTACGGAGGGAGTGTCGATTTAGTAAAAGCGGCGGCCGGGGAAGGCCTACCTGGGTGCCATATGTCCAAAGAAGATTTGCACAGGAAGTGGCTGCCAGGCTTAATAAGCAGGAAGAGGACGTTTGGATAAACAGTCCAGCTACGTTTCACGAGTGGTGGGACAAAATAGTTAACTATACGGCGAGGCTGGCAGCGAAGAAAGGGCTTTTGTGAATATTTTTCTCGTCGAGAAAAATATAGGGATAGTGTGCTATAATGCTACCAGGAGCCGTCCGCGAGGGCGGCTTTTGTGTTTGATAAAACAACCCTCTTGGATGTAGGCGGTGAGGAGGGATGGCCCAACCGCGTCGGCAGCAGTGTACTGCCACATCAAAAAGAACAGGTGAACGGTGCAAGCGTTGGGCCGCCCCGGGATATGACGTCTGCTATTATCACGGAGCCAACGCAAAGAACCCGGGCGGGGCGCCGAAACGCAACAAAAATGCCGTAAAAACAGGCGAACACGAAGCAATCTGGCTGGATGTACTCCCTGATGATGAGCGGGAGCTTTACTACCAGGTTAACGTGGATAAACTGGCCCAAGTAAACGAGGAAATCCGCCTGTTGTCTATCCGGGAACGCCGGATGCTCAAGCGAATTGAGGACTTAAGAAAACAAACCCATACGACAGTAGAAATCGAGCAAAAGAGAGGTATCGAGAAAGGTAAGCGAACAGACCTTACTACAGAAAAATACCAGGCAGTATTAGGCCAAATTCAGGCCATCGAAGAGGCCTTGACCCGGGTGCAGGCGCAAAAGGCCCGGATGATTGAGATTAAGCACCGCCTCGAAACCGAGCTGGCCGGCCAGGAGGGCAGCAGTCTGGACGAGCTTGCCAGGGCCATTGAGGAGAGCGCCCGGGAACACGCAGGTGATGCGTGATGTTTAATTGGGGCAAATTCTCACGCAAGGGCCTGCAGTCTATCCGGGAATCTAATGCCCGCATAAATATCTGGGAAGGTTCCGTTCGCTCCAGCAAAACAATCTGCAGCTTGGTGCGCTGGCTGCTATACCTGCGGGACGGCCCGCCTGGCGACCTGCTCATGGTGGGTAAGACTGAACGCACCCTGAAAAGGAATATCCTCGACCCGCTTGAGCATATTGTTGGGAGCAAGAATTTCCGCTACAAAATCGGTGCCGGAGAGGGCCAGTTATTTGGCCGGCGGGTATATATCGCCGGTGCCAACGACGAGCGGGCGGCGGGGAAAATTCAGGGCCTCACTTTGGCCGGGGCATACGGCGATGAATTGAGCCTCTGGCCGGAAAGCTTCTTCACCATGCTGCTCTCCCGGCTCTCTGTGCCGGGGGCAAAGCTGTTTGGGACTACAAACCCGGATTCGCCGTATCACTGGCTCAAGGTTAACTATCTCGACCGGGCTGGGGAGCTAAACCTAAAAAGCTGGCATTTCACCCTGGAGGATAACTTGAATCTCGACCCGGCCTACGTCGAAGCCCTTAAGAAGGAATACACCGGCCTCTGGTATAAGCGGTTTATCCTAGGCCTGTGGGTGCTCGCTGAAGGTGCTATCTATGACATGTGGGATGATGCGAAACATGTCAGGCCAGCACCACAAGACCTGAAACGGTTTATCGTGGCAGTTGACTACGGCACCAGTAACCCATGCACCTTCGGACTGTATGGCTGGCATGATAGTTCAAAGCCCGTGGTTTACCTGACCCGGGAATACTGGTACGATGCCAGAGCGACCGGCCGGCAAAAAACTGATGCGGAATATGCAGATGACTTTAAGGAATGGCTTGGTGAAATTCGGCCGGAAGCGATTTACGTTGACCCTTCAGCTGCCAGCTTTATTGCTGAGCTTCGGAAGCGCGGTTTCAGGGTAAAAGATGCTGATAATGACGTGATAGACGGTATCCGCTTCGTGGCGTCCATGCTGACCCAGGAGCGGTTTTTTGTTAGCCCGAACTGCAAGCATACGATTAAGGAGTTTAACTCCTACGTATGGGACCCGAAAGCGCAGTTAAGGGGCGAAGACAAGCCTTTGAAACAGAACGACCATGCTATGGACCGGAACAGATACGCTTTATACAGCCACTTCCGGCGAGCAAGAACCGGTCCGGTATCGAAGCCAAAAGGCTGGTGATGTAGTTGCTTACAGACATGAACTTTCTACAACCCGGCAAAGCCTGGCCGCCGCCCACTGAGGTGGAGCGGTTAACACTGTACGACAACAACCGCAAGCTGTTCGAGGGCAAGCACGACCAGGTTTTTAAAGACTGGGTGCGGCTGTTGCGGGAAGACCAGCAGGCCACGCTGGAGATCATCCTCAACTGGCACAAGCGGCTCAGTACACTTTGGGCCGACCTGCTTTTGGGCGAGCCGCCGCGCATCTCGGCGGGCGACAAAAACACGCCGGAGCAGCAGGCGGTTGAACGGCTTGTCCGGGACAATGACCTCATTAACGTGGCCTATGAGGTGGCCCTGGACGTTTCCCGCTACGGCACGGGCATCTTCAAGGTGCGCTTCGACAAGCGGGGGATAATCGAGGCCCAGCAGCCTGCAGTGTGGTTCCCGGTGGTCAAGCCCGACAATGTAAAGGAGATTGTGGCCCACGTACTGGCCTATACCTACGACGTGGAGGAGAAAGGTCTTTTCGGTACTCGAAAGCAGACCTATCTCAAGGCGGAAATCCATGAACGTGGCAAGATAACTACCGCCACCTACCTGCTCCGGGATGGGATGATAGCCGCCGAGCAGGAGCGGGAAGAGCAGGAGACCGGCGTTGACGACTTCCTGGTAATCCCGGTGAACAACATCCTCACCACCGACCGTATTACCGGTCTGGATGACTACAGCGACCTGGACAGCATCATTCAGGAGTTAGAAATTCGGGTAGCTCAGATAAGCCGCATCCTCGATAAGCACGCCGACCCGAACATGTACGGCCCGGATACAGCCCTGGAGCAAGACCCCAAGACGGGCGAATGGACATTCCGGGGAGGCGGCAAATATTTCCCGGTTGGGCAAGGAGAGGAACCCCCGGGCTACGTCACATGGGACGGCCAGTTGGAGGCGGCTTTCCGGCAGATTGAACTCCTGATGGAGCAGCTTTACATCCTGAGCGAAACCAGCGCCGCGGCCTTTGGGCAGCTTAAATCGGGATTGGCTGAAAGTGGTTCAGCCTTGCGCCGGCTGATGATGGCGCCGCTGGCAAAAACAAACCGGATCCGCATGAGGTTTGACCCGGCACTGAAGAAGGTCCTGCAGCTGGCCTCGGCCCTGGAGGTGGCCCAGGGGATGCCGGGAGCGGTGAAGCTGGAAAACATCCACATCACGTGGCAGGATGGCTTACCGCAGGATGATAAAGAGGCAGTAGAAAATGAAGTGCAGAGATACACTGCAGGCCTTAGCAGCTTGGAAAGCTCTTTGAAGCGGTTGGACGGTCTGGAAGGCGAGGCCCTGCAACAGGAGGTCGAACGCATAAGGGGCAAGCAGCAACAAACGGCGCCGCAGCCGCCCAGGATAACACTGCCTGCCGCCGCAGGCCAGGGCGGTGGTGAATAATGGCCCGGGGGCCGGATGAAAGGCTGGTCCGTTTCAGCGATGACGAAGTGGCCCGGCTGGTGCAGCTTTATACCGAAGCCGAGCGGGAAATCTTAAACGAGATTAACCGGGCATTGTTACGTGGCAATAAAATCGAGTATCTGCAGGCTATGCTTGCTAACGTGCGGGCTATTTTGGAAGACCTGCGCAACGGCTCCAGGCAGTGGTGTGAGGAGGCCATCCCCCGGGTTTACGTGGCCAGCACCCAGGCAGTTGATACTCAGATTATAGCTATTGGCCAGGTTGTGGTCGGATTCGGTGCCATTCACCAGCAGGCTGTCCAGGTGCTGGCTGAAACAGCTTACAACCGCTTTGACGATGTGGTTCTTACTATTGGCCGCCGGGTTGACGATATATACCGAACCCTGGCCCTTGAGGCCGTTCGAGGCAGTGTTATCGGCTACAAAACCTGGCAGCAGGTAGCGAAGCAGTACCGGGAGATGCTGGCAGAGCGAGGTGTTACGGGGTTTAAGGACGCGGCCAACAGGGAGTGGAACATGAGAACCTATGCTAACATGGTGGCCCGCACTACCACGATGGAGGCGCACCTGCAGGGCACGGCGAACCGGCTGTTGGAGCACGGTCATGACCTGGTCAAGGTGAGCACGCACCGGGGGGCCTGCGAGAAGTGTCAGCCATGGCAGGGCAAGATATTAAGCCTTACCGGGAGGACACCGGGATATCCAACACTGCAACAGGCTAAAGATGCGGGCTTGTTTCACCCGAACTGCCGGCACGCTTACGGCCTTTACTTGCCCGCTTTGGCGGCTTCGGGATAGCTTCCACCGCGATGCCGTACAGCCCGGGCACATTGAAAATAATGGGGATGCAGCGGCGGGAGTAGTAATGCTGGCCTTTGGGGATTACTTTCCAACCCCGTTCCTTCATAAACAGGCGGGTATGTTCCTTCCCCAGGAGGATGCAGACGGGGATCAGGCCCTGTTTGCGGCACAGCCACAGGCGGGTATTGATGCCGACGTGGACTGACAGCTTGTCGTTGGCTAAGGTCCAGTTTGGGTCAATCCAATCCATAAAACCACCCCTGTTACTAACTATTTGCCAGGTAATTTTTGAAACCTGCAACTGTCTAAAAGAAAAAAGAGGTGATGGCTGGTGGCTGAGTTTAGCAATCGGTCGTGGGGAGAAATCTCAAAAACTGTAGAAGCTTACGGCAGTGTCGAAAAATACTGTGCCGCCTGTCTTATTGACCTTAACCCGCCTGGCGAAGAGAAAGTAGCCAGCAAGTGCAAACTGCTCGTTAAGGAGCCTAATGGGAAATACAATAAAAACGGGATGATATCAGCAGCTCAGGTATTGGCAGGCGGAATGGGCGGTGTAGACGCACCGATTGATGTAAAAAGAAAGGCTGCCCGAAAACTCATTCGGCTATATCGTGAGGCAAAGATGGGACCGCCTGAGAGCCTTAAGCAGTTGGCGGGAGAGAAGTAATGAGCAAGGTAGTGCGCCTGGGCAGCGTTGGGGAAGCAATTGACCGACTGAACAGGAAATTCGAGCAAGGCGAGATTGAGGGCCTTGTGCTGTGCATCAAGAACAGGGACGGCACATTTGAGATAGCTTGGGCCGAGCTGAGTTACATCGAAAAGCTTGGCTTGTTGGAGGCCGCAAAGGGCGACTGTCACTATGTGGCTCTTTGCCCTTACTGTGAATAATCACGGGTACGGGAACCCGGCAAAAACCCGGAAGGAGGATAACTACTGATGGCTGACAACAACAATCAAAATCCCAATCAAAATCCAGAACAGAACCCTGGCAACGGCGGCCAGGGTGGCAACCAGAACCCGCCGGAACCACCAAAGACGTTCACGCAGGAGGAGCTTGAGCGCATCTTAGCTGAACGCCTAAAGCGTGAACGGGAGAAATATAAGGACTACGACGAACTGAAAAAAGCGGCTGAGGAGCTTAAGAAGCTGAAGGAGGCCCAGATGAGCGAGACCGAAAAACTCCAGGTCAAGCTGGCCGAAGCAGAACGGCGGCAGCTAGAGCTTGAACTCCAGCTCCAAGAGGCCCGGCTGGAAAGCCTGAAGCTCAAGGTTTTAGACGAAATGGGGCTTCTGAAGGCGTGGGCCAGCCGCATTTTCGGTACCACGGAAGAGGAGATACGGCAGGACGCCGGGGAGCTGAAGAAGCTGATTGGTGCTGCTGGGAAAACGGTGGGGAGCGGCACAAACCCGCCAAACACCGGAGGGATGCAGAATCCCTGGAAAAAGGAAACCTTTAACCTCACGATGCAGGCCAAAATTCTCAAAGAAAATCCTGCTTTGGCTCAAAGGCTTATGGCCGAAGCGGGGGTGAAAATCTAAGGAGGATGATGGACGATGGCTGTTACTAAGATTGCGGACGTAATCGTACCTGAAGTATTCAACCCTTACGTTGTTCAGCGGACGATGGAATTGGCCGCTATTTTTCAGAGCGGAATTGCTCAGAGGACCGCAGAATTTGATCGGCTGGCCAGCTCTGGAGCCAAGACCATCAATATGCCTTACTGGACTGACCTGACTGGAGCGGATGAGGTACTGTCCGACAGTACAGCCCTTACCCCCGATAAGATTGGCACCGGCCAGGACGTGGCTGTAATCCTGCGCCGGGGTAAAGCCTGGGGTGCTAACGACCTAGCGGCCAACCTTGCCGGCGACGACCCGATGCGGGTAATCGGAGACCTGGTGGCCGGTTACTGGGCGCGGCGGTACCAGGCTACGCTGATTTCGATTCTCAAAGGTGTATTTGCTTCTGCCAGCATGGCCGGCAACAAGCTCGACATCTCTGGCCTGACTGGCGGGGCTGAGAAGATTTCTGCTTCCAGCTTCATTGATGCGGTCCAGCTCCTGGGTGATGCCAAAGACCAGCTTACTGCCGTGGTCATGCACTCTGCTGTAGAGGCGGCCCTGGCAAAGCAGAACCTGATCCAGTACATCCAGCCGTCCACCGCCAGCCCGCAGGTGCCGACTTATATGGGTAAGCGGGTTATTGTTGACGATGGCTGCCCTGTAGATACCGTGAATGGTATTTACACTACTTACATCTTCGGCGAAGGTGCTATTGCTTACGGTGAGGGTAATCCTGTAGGTTTCGTCCCGACTGAGACCGATCGGGACACCCTGGCCGGTGAGGACTACCTGATTAACCGGCGGACGTTCATCCTGCACCCCAGGGGTGTCAAGTGGGTGGGCACTCCTGCCGGCTCCAGCCCGACGAACGCGGAGTTGGAGAACGGTGCTAACTGGACCAGGGTGTACGAGAACAAGGCCATCCGGATTGTTGCGTTTATCCACAAGATTTAAAAGGAGGCGGGTTTTAGCCCGCCTCAACAAATATTTCACGTGAAATACTGGGAAAGCTGGTGGTTTAAATGAGTGTAACCGCATTCAACCGGCGCCGGCGTGAACTGGCTAGAAAAGCGGAAGAAGAACGGCAAAGAGAACAGGAGCTACAGCAAACCCCCTCCGCTCAGGCAGAAGAACCGGAACCGCAGGCAGCCGCACCGGCAGGGGTACAGGAACCGGCAGAAGAACCGGAACCTGTTGAGCCAAAGAAAGGTAAGAAAAAAGGCGGTGACTAATCATGCCCGCCTACGTGACACTGGAAGAGGCCCAGGCCTACTTTTCGGCCCGTCTTTTCTCTGACGCCTGGGCTAATGCTGCAGATCCGGACAAAATAAAAGCTCTGGAGATGGCCACCCGGGCCATTGACCGGCAACCAATCGCCGGACGCAAAACCGACCCTGCCCAGGCTCTGGCCTTCCCACGCTACCCGGATATCGAAGTTCCCCAAGCCGTGAAGGATGCCTGTTGCGAAGAGGCCCTGGCCTTACTGGAACGGGGCAACAGCCAGCGCCGGAAACTCCAGCAGGAAGGCGTGACCGTTTTCAGTATCGGCGGCCCCAGTGGTCTGAACGAGCAGTACCGCCCGGGCGCTGGCCGGGGCCTGTTGAGCCAGGAGGCCAGGGAGTTGCTGCGGCCCTGGCTGGCGGGGAGCGTGGCTATCGTATGATTGAGTTATACCTTTGTCACCGGGCCATCTGGCGGCGCACCACCGGAACCAACGAATACGGCGAACCTGTGGTAGAAGAAAAGGAAATCCAGGTCCGCTGGATCTCAAAGCGCCGCTTGGTCCGCGACCGGCAGGGGCAGGAAGTGGTCAGTGAAAGCCTGGTATACACCACCGAACCTGTCCAGCCTGGGGATACACTTGTATATGCCGGCCGGGAGTGGCCGGTGATCTCTGTCCTGGATGCGACCATGTTGGATGGAAGCATACTTTTCCGGGAGGTGGCCTGCTGATGCCGAAAGAGGTAGGAAGCTTTACCTGGCGTGGTGAGCTGGCAACGAAAATAGCCCGCGAGGCGGCACTGCAGGCCCTGCATGACGGGGCAGAGCATATCCTGACCGAAGCTATCGACGAGACGCCGATTGATACCGGTACCCTGCGCCGGTCCGGGACCGTGACCGACGCGCCCGCTGAGTGGGCGGTATACATTTCATTCAACACACCGTATGCCGTTGTCCAGCATGAACGCTTGGACTTTAACCACCCCCGGGGAGGCAAGGCCAAGTACCTGGAGGATCCGTTTAACCGCAATCTACCTGCCGTCACCCGGTTGGTAGAAGAGCGGGTGCGGGCTGCCTTGCGAAATACGCCGTAGGGGGTGGTATAAATTGCTGAACTAACCAGGGACATTGCATTGTATCTCATTGCCAACTCCCAGGCCGCAGCCATAGGGACGGATATTTTTTTGGACACCCGGCCAGACCAACCTGACAATCTGATCAGTATTTTTGAATATGCCGGTCTACCGACTACCACCGGCGTTGATGCCCTTGACCGGCGGGTACAGGTTCTGGTACGCAATAAAAGTTACGCTACCGCCCGGGCAAAGGCATGGGCCATATTCAACCTGCTGGACCGGGCTGATACCCGGGGCGAAGGGGTACAGCTTACACCAGACCGTGTGGCCATAATCCAGGCCCTGCAAACGCCGTTCAAACTTGAAACCGACGCCAGCGGGCGGACGGTTTTTGTGTTTAATTTGGCGGTAGCAACCACAAGAGATTAAGGAGGAATGCCAAATGGCTGGAGTTCAAGTTGGTTTACGTGACTTACATTACGCAATCCTTACCAAAGACGACGAAACAGGTGTGACCTATCAGGCGCCCGTGGCCATCCCCGGGGTGATAACCGCCGACATTGACCCTAATCCTTCCAGTGGTACTCTTTTCGCGGACGATGGGCCTGCGGAAACCTTCAGCAACATGGGGGAAATCAAACTTAGCCTCGAAGTTAAGGACCTGCCACTGGAAGTACAGGCCGCACTACTTGGTCATACTATTTCTGGCGGTGTAATGGTACGGAAATCCACCGATACGGCACCTTATGTCGCAATTGGCTTCAAATCCTTAAAGACAAACGGAAAATATCGGTACGTTTGGCTGCTCAAAGGCAAATTCCAGCTTCCCAAGCTGGAACACAAAACAAAGGACGACAAAGTAAACTTTCAAACCCCGAAGATTGAGGGTATTTTCCTGAAGCGCATTTTCGATGATGCCTGGATTAAGCAGGCGGACGAGGACCATCCGGATTACGTGCCGAGTATCGGCGCTAACTGGTTCGCTGCCGTGGAAGGCGCCGCTGACACCACACCTCCAACCGTGCTGTCCAGCACCCCGGCTGATGCGGCTACCGGCGTGTCCGTCAGCGCCAACATCGTGATAACCTTCAGCGAGGCCATTCAGGCCAGCACCGTCACGCCGGCCAACTTCATTTTGATGACGGCCGACGGTGCGCCGGTAGCCGGTACCCTGTCGCTCAATGCAGACCACACTGTAGTCACCTTCGACCCGGCGGCCAACCTGGCGGCTGCTACGCAGTACATTTTCGTGGTTACAACGAACGTCAAGGACCTGGCGGGCAACGCCCTGGCCAGCCCGTATGTGATCAACTTTACTACGGCTTAAACTTGATTACCGGGGCGGCATAAAAGCCGCCCCATATAATCTCGGGAGGTAGATCAAATGAACGCACCGACTATCACCTTGAACGGTAAAACTTACACAGCTCCGAGCCCTAAAGTTAAAATGTGGCGGCAGTTTGTAAAATTCCAGGAAGTGCGGGACAAAATGGACACACAGCAGGCATTGGACGAAATGCTGCGGCTGATAGCCGAGGCGTTTAATCATCCAGACGTAACACCGCAGGCAATTGAGGAAAACCTCGGCCTGGAAGATTTCCTGCCAATTTTTAACGAGATATCGTCCTGGATAGGTCAAATTGTAACGATGAAGATTAACCAGCTCCCAAACGCACAGAAGCCGACAGGGTAAACCTGTCCGGCTACCAGCTCGTAATTTATTATTTTTTGGAGTTGTCGCGTAGTTTCGGCTGGACACCTAATGATATCGACGATACTGATCTGGAAATGTTCTGGGATTACGTTATAGTGGCTAACGTAACCGAGAAGCAGAAAAACGTCAAGCAGGGCTATATTGACCAAATTCTCTAAGGCGGGTGGGAACATGCAAGTTGGCGAACTTTACGCAAGGATGGCTCTTGATGACCGGGAATTCCGGCGCAGCCTGGCCGCTGCCCAGGCGGCATTGCAGGGTACCGAAAAAGTTATCCAAAACATGAACACCCGCCTGGCGAATTCGGAAGTTGCTTTCAAGCGTTTCGCTGAAGCCGCGAACCCCGTACAGGTCACACATGCCTTCAGCCAGTTAGAGAGTTCCATCCGGCAAACCAGGGCCGAATTATCGCGCCTCGGCTTCGGCCAGACAAAGGCCGAGGCGAAAGCCCTTGAGGCCCAGCTCTACAACCTGGCAAATGTCCGGATGACAAGGTTGAAAGAAGAAATAGCCCTTACGGAGAAGGCCCTGAAGCAGATGAAGGAGAGCGGCCGGGCTGACGAACTTGTAGACGAAATCAAAAAGGCCGAAGCAGCCCTGGCACGTTATAAGCAGCAGCTTGCCGATGCTGAGCCGATTAAGAAATTTGCAGAAGCCTTCGGCTACGAAGTCCAGAAAATTTTCGGTAAGGACGTCTTTGTTAAGCCTATCACCGACCAGGTAGCCAGGGCAAAGGCGCAGATCGCCGGCTTTATTAACCAGGACCTTGCCGCCGTAGCCAATAAAACCTATGAAATCATCGACGGCGCCGCGAAGAAAATCGTGGGCGCAGCCGATACCACTGCCGCCCAAAAGGCAAAAATAGCGCAGTTGCCGATGATATACCAGCAGATCGGCATGTACGCCGGCATGGCTGCCGTTGCGATGGCTGGCGTAAACGTGGCTGTTGCCAAATTTTCTTCGGAGGCAGAGAATGCCTGGAACAGATTCCAGGCGCAAACCCTGGAATCTAATGCCACCATGGGCGAATTTAAGGATCTGATGGTTGACACGGCGACAACCACCGGTAAGAAGTACGGCGAAGTTGGCGAAGTATTTTCGCACCTTGTAAACCAGTATAACGAGGGCAAAGAGACCCTGCGGCAATCAGCCGAAATGGCCTTTGCCTTTGCCGATGCATGGGGAGTAAAACCGACCCAGGCTATAGATAGCGTGCGCCTGGTGATGAAGAAACTGGGCGTGGAACAGCAGCAGGCCGCGGACATCATGACTCTGGCCCTGAAGAAGTACCAGGGCGACATCGAAAAGGCTACAGAAGACGTTATTACCCACAGAAGCGAGTGGAAGAACCTCACTGCCGCCGGTACCGAGGGTGCCCGCGCATTTGAGCAGATGAACGCGGCGCTTGACAAGGGAGCCATGGGGCGGTTTGGCGAGGCGTTGCGCGGGGCGAAGGCGGTACTGGTTGAACTATACCAGGCCGTAGAACCGACACTAACCAAAATTGCTGATGGATTTAAAAACGCGACCCAGGCTGCCACCGAGTTTTTGCGTAACAATCCAGGGATAGCATCTTTCATTGGCTACCTGGGTATGGCTACTACTGCCACTGTCGGTTTCGTAGCCGCCGCCAGCCCGGTGGCCGGTCTTCTCATCCAGCATCGGGCGCTCTTCCATGGTTTGGCACAGTCAATCGTGGCGATGTCTACCGGGGGCATAGCGGTTCTTTCGCCCCAAGTGGTAGCACTCAGGACACAGCTGGAACTGTTTAGAAACGCCATATTCGGCCTGCCCAGCGTTATCGCTGGCCTTGGTCCTGCTATGCTTACCTTTGCACGGTCATTGCCAGGTATGGTGGTCAACTTTGTGCGACTTAACCCGATGCTGACAGCTTTTGGCATTGCTGCGTTGGTTATCAAACAGAATTGGGAGACAGTTGGTCCGGTACTAACCAAGATATGGGCTGACCTAAAGATGGCCCTGGAGCCGGTATTTGCCGCCGTAGCACAGGCAAACAGCACGGTATGGCCGGTGTTCTTAAACGTCCTGAACCAGATCAGCCAGGTCATTGCTCAGGTGCTGGTCGGCGCACTACGAGCTGTTGAACCGGTAATTCGTGCAGTGGCGCAGGTAATCAATGGAGACTTCGGAGCGGCAAAAGCTACAATGACCGAATTTGCATCGTCGCTTCTATCAGTGCAGAACGGCTTAACTGCAATTGGGACTGTTATAGGTGTAACGGCGGCAGCTTGGGCCGCTTACAGTGCGACGGTAAAAGCAGTCACTATTGCAAAAGAAACCTACACCGCCGTGGCCAGGGCAGCCGCTGCGGCACAAACACTGTTTAACGCGGCTTTACGGGCGAACCCTATTGGCTTGGTTATTACGGCCATTACCGCTTTGATTGCCGCCGGCGTAGCGTTGTACACACACTGGGACGTGGTGAAGGCCAAGACGCAGGAGTTGTGGGCGGCGCTGACTACGGTCTGGGAGGGCATTAAAGCCAGCATCGCCACCGCGGTTGAGTCCGTCAGGGTGGCCGTGACCAACGCCTGGACTGCGATTCAGGCAGCAACTTCGGAGATTTGGAACGCAATCAAACAATTCCTGGTAGACTGGTGGCCGCTGCTTTTGGCTGCTATTACCGGGCCGGTAGGGCTTGTGGTGGCCCTGGTGATAGAGAACTGGGACGAAATCAAGGCTAAAACTGAAGCCATTTGGGATGCAATAAAAGATTTCCTCACCGATTTATGGTCTAAAATCGAAGATGAGACGAAAAAGATTTGGAATGACATAAAGAAATTCTTTAACGATACCCTTACTAGCATCAAGACCGCTTTTACCAACGTCTGGACGTCGATCAGGGATTGGTTGGCGACCACGTGGAGTAGCATTGAGACCAAGACTCAGGAAACCTGGAACAGCATTAAAACGTTCCTGTCCGGGCTCTTCCAGAGTATAGCAAATGAAGTTAACACCAAATTTAAGCAGATAAAGGATACTATTTCGAATGTTTGGAGCAATATCCAAACCAGGACTCAGGAAGTTTGGAACAATATCAAATCCTGGCTCATAAGTACGTTTTCGCAGCTGGCACAAAATGCAATATCCTGGGGAAAGAATCTCGTTGAGGGGTTCTGGTCAGGCATACAAAATATGGCTGGCTGGTTGCGCAGTCAGGTGACGGGATGGATAGAAGGCATAAAATCACACATCAAGGCTTTGTTCCGCATATCCTCGCCTTCCGGGGTTATGCGTGAAATAGGCCAGAATGTTGCCGAAGGGTTAGCGGTTGGCATTAAAGACGGGGAAGTAAACGTCAAAAATGCAATGTCAGGAATTTCGCAAAGTATGATAAGCTCATTGAGCACTTTACCTAATGAATTCGGTAGGATAGGGCAAGATGCTATATCGAGCCTTGTAGACGCAATTAACAGCGGTAAGAGTGCTGTACAAGACGCAATAGATAGCATTACAAGACCGATTTACACTCCCCCTATTTACAATCCTCCTACGCAGGCCCTCACAGAACCTGAACAATTGTGGGTAAATGCAGGTGGCAGCTTGGAAGGATTTTGGGATACTTATTATGAATATCTCCAGAAAGCACAGGAAGAAGGATGGGAATGGTTTTATATCTATCCGTATGCCGATCCTAGCCTTAAACTGTACTTCCGCACAGATACTGGTGAATTTATTGGTACAACGGAACCTGGCTCTAATGATTTTGGTTCAGATACTGGTAATTCTGGTTCTAATTCTGGTACAACATACCTAGATCCAAGAAATGGCTATCAGGGGCCTGGTTGGTATGGGCCATTTAGCAATGCGCCTGCGTATCGTTATTACGGGTCTGAAGATGAGTATGAACATGGTAATTACAATTATCCCCCCGCTTATATGGCATCCGGGGGTATAGTTAGAAAGGCAATTACGGCAGTTATAGGGGAAGCTGGTCCGGAGGCGGTATTACCCCTCGTTCAGTTGCAGCCAATGATGACAAATGCCCTGCTGGAAGCAGTTAAGGGGTTAACTGTTCTGGCTTCCCCGCAGCCTCTGCGCAGTGAACTCCACATCCATATAGAAAACCACGGTACCATTGTTGGCAGCCGTGGCATGGAGGAATTCGCCGACATTGTATCCAGGCGCATTGCGAGTAAATACGGCCTGGCTACCGGGGGTGTGTGGTGATGGGTACAAAAATCATCATCACACCTCCCGGCGGTAACCCCCGGGAGATTAAAGTTTACGATCGCTGCACAGTGACCCTGTCCGCGACAACGCGGTCCGGGTCATTTACTTTAGTGTTGCCGGATGTGTCCGGTGAACTAATAGACGCCTTTCCCGTGGGCAGTGACGTGTGGATTAGCCAGGGCGATCACATCTTCCGGGGGTGGGTGCTCAACCCGGCTAAGTCTGTAGACGGCCCGGTGAAAGCAATACAGATAGACGGCATGTGTTACACCGGCCGGACGCAGAAAATCGTGGTCACGGAAAACTATGAGAACTGGCGTATCAGCGACATCGTGAATGACCTTTTCGCAAAATATATGCCCTGGATAAACCGGGACAGCATTGTGCCCTGCGACAAGGTAATCACTATTCGCTTCCGAGATGAATTTTTGTTTGACTGCATGGAAAAGTTGTGCAAGCTGGCCGGGTACGAGTGGTTTATTTCCGAACCGCTACCCGAGGAAATTCCCCAGGGCGAAGGCTCCGGCTGGAGCGAACTGGTGGAATTAGTCCCGCCGGCCCTGGCGACAGATGAAGGCATAGGGTGGGAGGAAACGGTACAGCAACGTATATTCTACCCGCCGCGGCCGGCTGAAGATTTGTACCCTTCCGAAACGCTATATCCAGGGTAGAAGGTGAGAACGTGTCCGTAGTAGCTATACACTTTTTCCCGGCCGGCAGCCGGCTGAGCAAGTACGTGCTGAAGCCCGGCACCTACAAGAAAGGTAGCGCGAAACTCACCCCGGACAGCCGGCAGCTGGTGAATCGCCTCTGGGTTAAAGGCGGTAAGGCCCTGTCTGACATATATACTCAGCCTATTACCGTGGGGACAGAACCGATACCGTTGCACTACTCCCCCCGGGATCCGGTAACGGTAATCGTGGACGGCCAGCAAAAAACAATCGGTTTACAGAACATTGACCAGCCCGGCACACACGATTTTCTGCTGAATGCTTCTGAAAAGTTGCTTATCCCCGACTTGTGCACAAGCGGCACTGGAACGATTTCTTACCGGTACGAATACCCGATTAAAATTCTCCTGGAGGAACCAGAAAGCCAGAAGCGGTACGGGGTCTTTGAGGATATCCTCCGGGTAGACACCGACGACAAGGAACTGGCCCTGGAGTTAGGCCTTCGACACCTGTATAAATACAGCCAGCCGGTAATCACAGGCAGCATTGAACCGTTCACCGGCGTGTACAAGCCAGGTGAATATATCCTGGTGCAAATTCCCGATCTGAATATTGATACCTACTTGGAAATTAAAGAGGTTATATACGACAGCATCCCTGGCCAGGCCCGGGTAGACATCAAGCTGCAGCTTGAAAGTCCGGAGCGTGACGTGTCGCACATACTGAAGGACCTTGCGCAGCGGTTGTTTGCTCTGGAAAAGGCTACGTTGCGCGACGAAGAAGGACCGGTGGAGAAATATATTGCAAAAGAAGAGCCCTGGGCCTGGCTGGAGGTGGCCGAATTGCCGCCACCAGTGGAGGCAACAGGATGGTGGCGGTGGGGTGAAACAGCGGCAAGGGTGCCACCGTTGGCCGTGGGAGAGGTTGTGGGTTGGGCGGAGGCCTTCACCTCACCGCCGCCGGTGGAATTAAGTGACAGCACAGCCTGGAGCGATGAGTTGGATGTCAGTCAATACAGTTTGTTGCCCTCGGAAAATCTTTACCCGCGGGAAGACCTATATCCAATGTAATGTAAGGAGGAAAGCATGATGAACGATAAAGCAATAACATCCTGGCTTGGTCAGTGGGAAATCATAGCCCATGACGCCCAGGGCCGTGAACTTTGGCGGGATGAAGTCCGGCCGAACCTGATCACGGATGCCGGGCTGAACATGATCCGCGACATTCTGCGGGGAACAATTACCGACGGCAAAATAAAATACGTCGCTCTGGGTAACGGTACTACTGCACCAGATCCCAGCCAAACTCAACTGGTCGCTGAACAATTCCGCAAGCAGGTGACGAGCCAAAATCCTGACCCGGTAACGCCGGGGAAGCTCTATACAGAGCTTTACATCGCCGACACGGAAGCTAATAATTTCAAGTGCGAAGAAATCGGCTGGTTTGCCGGGGCGGAGGCTACGGCCACAGCAAACACGGGCATAATGATTGCCCGTGTTTTGTATTCAAGGCAGAAAAGTTCGACTGAAAGCTGGACTATCCGGCGGACGGATACGATCTCCAGGGGGTAGGTGATGTAGATGGCCTTAGGTGACTACCAGAAAACGACATACGTAAACTACGGGCCGCCGGGCATATCGGCGGAACGTTTGAATAACAACGAGAATAAGACAGATGAACTGGATAAGGCCGTAGCTGCGCTGGATACATCGGTTAATACGTTGGTAAATGATACAGCAAACCTTAAAAAGGTAAACGTCATCTTCTGGTTAGGGGGGATTTAGGTGGCAGCAAAAGACCGTCTCTACAAAGGCCAGCCTGGGACAGTTGATGCTAATTTATTTACGGCGGTAAAAGACTATGAGGGTTTGATCATTTGGGCAGTTAACGGCACGACAGCAACGGTACCTTTGACTTTGACCCATGTGGATACGTCGAATAATTCTATGCCACTAGTTTCCATGTGCATTCCTGCTGGCGGCACAGCCGATATTCGTGTGCCTGTGCATATTTACGCAAATGAAAGTGTGAAAGGTCACCAGGGTATTGCTGGTGCGCTAACGATCTTTATAGACGGGGTGTTGAGCTTATGAGTGTACAGGTGACATCCACTTTACCCATTTCTTTTGTTCCAGACTGGTACAAGTTGTTGACTGGGCTTATTTGTGTAAATGACGGCGTCGATGGTACGTTTTCGCCAAGCGCCGATGTCACTTTGACTGGTGGCAGGGTGTACCGATTTTCTTCCGTGTACATACCCTCCGGTGTTATGGTCTCGGTTAGTGCGTCACCTATTGTAATACTGTCGAGTTCTGACATCGTTATCGATGGGTTGCTGACAGCATCAGGTCGCGGGGCAAGTGGAGGAAGTGGGGCAATCATCAGTGGTACTGCCAACGGGAACGCTGGCAAAAACGGGGCCGGTTTCGCCGCACCTGGCGGAGCTGGAGGCTACTACAGTTCCGCCTTGGGCGGAGCAGGGGGTGCTACAGCCATAGGAGGCCCGAGCGGTAGCAGCGATCCATCGAGGCTTACTGCGACAAGTGCATACCTGCTTGCAGCACCGCCTGACCTTTCTACGCTATTTACCTACCAGGGCGGTGGTGGAGGTGGGGGAGGAGCAAGTAGTAGTAACTCTAGTTTCTCCGCTTATGGTGGCACAGGGGGGAGTGGAGGCGGACTTGTGCTGTGTATAGCCGCACGCGCTACCAAGGGTAGTGGAGCGATTAGAGCTGACGGCATTGATGGAAATGCTGGGAGCGGCACCTCTTCTACTTATTGCCGTGCTGGCGGCGGTGGTGGTGGCGGCGGCGGTATAGTTATTGCTGTTGCTAGAGAAATCTCTATATCGACAATTTCCGCCGCTGGTGGACGTGGTGGCAACGGGTATAATGGGGGTTCATCTGGCGGTAATGGTGGTAACGGTGTCGTTTTCAGGTTGGTGATGGCGTGATGGCGAGGTTAGAGCGTAACGGTTTTCAGGTGTTTTGCGTGGAGTCCGAAGGAACATGGCTATACGATGTCTTACCCGCTGTCCTCTCTGTGGATAAGCCTGTTATCAGGGCTGACGGCGCAGATACCGCCGTTGCAACCGCCGAAGTCCCTGTCGGAACTACAGAGATAACTTTCTATCACAGCGATACCGATGACGTCATAACCACTGTACCTGTTGATCCTGTAACCCATACGGCAACTTTCCAGATAACGGCAACAACGCCGGGGGCGATAAGGATTCGTGCGGGGGAACCGACGAGAACGAGACTGAACGAGGTGGTAATCAATGCGTCCTAAGCAGGTACAGGGCAACAAGGTGGTATTCGCAGACGAAAAGCAGGAGGAACAGAAGCAGCGCCAGGCCAAGCTCGCCGTCCTCGCCGACAAGAAGGCGAAGGGCAAGTTGGCGCTGGAGGATATAGACGCCAAGCTGGACGTGGTATTGGAGATGCTGGAGAAACTGTTGGCTAGATAGATATTTGGACTTAAATGCGTAATAAGACTTGGGGCTCCCGGTGATCGGTTGGGTGCCCTGGATTATTTCACGTGAAATACGTGCCGCCGAATGTTACAGGAGGTGGGGCGTTTGGAACAGGAGATCATCCGCCTAGCCGCTAGCCAGGGCCTGTGGGCAGTGCTCTTCGTGGCGCTGCTTTTTTATGTGCTGCGGGAGAATGTCAAGCGTGAAGAACGGCTTTTATCGGCGCTGGAGAGGCTGTCCACACAATATGAAGCGCTTGCTAGGGATGTAGGGGAAGTGCGAGACGATGTAAAAGAGTTGAAAGGTAAGGTGGGAGCATGAAAAAGGTTGTGCTTGACCCCGGACACGGCGGCCCTGATCCAGGGGCTATCGGGCCGACTGGAGTGCAGGAGAAGGTAATCACTCTGGCAATAGCCAAGGAGGTTGCCGACCTACTCAAACCGGTGGTCGAGGTAAAGTTGACCCGGGTGGATGACAGGGCGTTAGCGGGCACAGTAAGCGCTGACCTTTCTGCCCGGGCTGCCATGGCCAACACTTGGGCAGCGGACTGCTTTGTGTCAATTCATTGTAATTCAGCTACGAACCGAGAGGCAGCAGGTACAGAGGTGTTTTGCTTTACCCTGGGCGGACAAGGGGAAAGGCTAGCCAAAGTTATCCATGGCAAACTCATACCCGCCCTGGGGTTGCCAGACCGGGGTGTGAAAACAGCCAATTTCGCTGTGCTTCGGCAGACAAAAATGCCGGCGTGCCTGGTTGAGTTGGCTTTCATATCGAACCCCACCGAGGAGGCCCTTCTGGAAAGCCCGGACTTCCAGGAGAAGGCCGCCCGGGCAATCGCCCAAGGTATAGCAGACTTCCTTGAGGTGCAACTTCGACCCGGTTTTGAACAAACACCTGCGCCGGCGGATCCTCCTGCGAAAGATACGGTAAAGGTTGTGGCTGGTAATAAGGCTATTGAAGGCGTGTTGATTAACGGCACGACTTACGCCCCGGTCAGGGATTTGGCCCAGGCGTTAGGAAAGAAAGTTAGGTGGGTACAAGAGCAAAAGACCGTGGTTGTTGAATAACACCAAGGAGATGAGATAAATGCTTAAGCAGAAAATTAGTTCCCGTAAGTTTTGGGTGGCCGTGGCCGGCGCAGTCTTAATCATCGCCAATGAGGGCTTCGGCCTGGGTATTCCCGAGGATGCCTATTGGCAGATTGTAGCTCTGGTACTTGGATACGTGTTTGGAGAGGCTGCCGTGGACATCGCCCGGGCTAAGGTAGTGCAGGGAGGCGGGCAGGATGCCGGAAAATAACCCCTGCCCGCACTGTGCCGAGTTGGAACGGCAATTGGCCTGGCTCCAAGAAGAAAACCGGAAAATGAGATTGGAGATCGAGCGGCTTAGAAAGGTCCTGGAGAATATTTCATTCAGCGCCAGCGCGGCGGTGATAGAGAAGTGAGACCGACCTTCGATGAAATCTACATGGACGTGGTTGACGTTATTGCCCGGCGCTCCACCTGCCTGCGGAAAAAAGTAGGGGCGGTGATTGTGGTGGACCGGCGCATCCTCTCCCACGGATACAACGGGGTGGTCAGCGGGGCGGAACACTGCATTGACACCGGGCAGTGCCTGAAAGACCTGGCGGGCCGGGAAGATTACAAGCCCTGCGTCCACGCCGAGCAAAACGCCATCTGCCTTTGTGCCAAGCGCGGCCTGGCCGTGGCCGGCGGAACCCTGTACGTGAACGCCGACCCCTGCTTGACCTGCGCCAAGCTCATTGTGTCGTGTGCTATTTCCCGGGTGGTGGTGCGCCGGGACGGGCACACGGGGGAGGGGATCGAGTTTTTAAGGCGGCATGGAGTAATAGTGGAGGAGTGGCCCCCGGGGAAATGACCCCGGGGGTTTGGTTTTGGTGTAAATAAGTTGCCGCCCAGTTGCCGCCCAAATGTGCTACCTGAGGCGCAAAATTACTACCTGGAAAGGCAATACCGTTTCGGGAAAACCTTGATATACCTGGCTTTATAACACTATACCACCCCAGGTAACCTATATCCCAAGACACTCGTAATGCGCAGGCCGTCGGTCCGAATCCGACTACCAGCTCCAGGAAAGCAAGGCTTCCGGGAATTAGACCCGGGGGCCGTTATTTTTTAGAAGTTTCCCTAATCTCCCATCTTCTCCTTTTC